GTTGACAAAAGTAAATTTATAGTAAGTCAAGATGATATTGACTTAGCTCAAGAAAAATTATTAGCTTTTGTTGGTAAAATAGAAATGCAAATAGATGAAGAGGAGAGTGTGTAATGGAACTTGCAAAAAAATATAATGATATTCAATGGGAAGAAGAAGTTGTTTACGGAACTAAAATGTTAGTTTCAGAACCACTTGCAATGGCATCTGCAGCTGGTTGGTACATAGGTCAACTTTGTAAGGAAGATGATTTCCCAATGCCTTTTGATAGGTTTACGGAATATATGTCTAAGGAAGATGCACTTAAACTATTAAAGGAGGATATATTCTAATGATAGAACTTACATATGCAATCGTAATATGTTTTATTGGTATGGGTGCGACCTATTGGATGGGTCGTTACTCTGAACAAAAAGATATGGAACTCATAGCAGGTCAACTACTTGAAATTTTAGAGAGAGATGGTTACGTCAAAACTATCACAGATGAAAATGGTGAGAAAGAGTTGGTGAAGATAAATGAAATACGTTAAGTCAATATCTGCAATATTATTATTATCTACTTGTGCAAATCCAGCACCAGCAGAAAGTCCTTGTGATTATGACTCATCTGTAAACACACAATATACAAAAACAATTGAAAAGACATCTGATTTTAAAAAGAGAGTCTTTCCTTATGTTGATGATACACGAAAATGTGTTATCTCTATGTGGGTTACTATTAAGGATAAGACATACCCAGCACAAGGTAGTTATGTATTTGGGCCTGACATGAGTGAAATGCAGGCGTGTGAATTTGCTGAGAAGAAAGCAAAGGAACAGGTGATACGAGAAGTGTCGCCTGTTAAGTTGTCTTCCAATACTGATTTGTCTTGCATCAAAAAAGATGTGGTGACACCAGAAAAGGAAGTCGTTGTGAGTAGTGAAGTGGTTGAGGTTAGACCTGTAAGTGTTGCTGATAGTTTTAAACCTATACGACAAACATACAGTTCTGACCCAACTTACTATTACTACGGTAATTATGATGACAAAGAACCGCTATCATTGAGGTCAATATTGTCATTATTGTTAGGGGGTATGTAATGTTTAAATTCATATTCGGTATTGCTATGGGTATTATTCTCGTCACCTATTACCCAGAGATTACAACAGTCACCACTGATTGGTTTATAGATAGTGGTGTTCGTGACGATGTAGTTGAAACTTTAGAAGGGATGAAGTAATGAAAAATGTGATTATGATTGGTGCAATGGCATCTTTACTTGCTGCCTGTTCTAGTAACAAGGTTGCAGTCATGGATAGTCCACCACCACACTCTGGTGTTGATAAGGAAGTCTATAATTATAAGACTAAACTTGCAAACGAACAGGTAAAGAAGATGCCTGAATGGTACACCAAGATTCCAGAAGATGAGGAATCAATTTATGCAGTTGGTACTGCTGTATCACCAGACCTACAGTTGTCTAATGATATTGCAATCCTACTTGCAAAGAGAACACTTGCTGACCGTATCAATGGTGAGTTGCGTTCTCAAACAAAGTCGTTTATGTCAAAGATTGGCACAGACGCAAACAGTTCAGTCTTGAATGAGATTGAGACAGTGACTTCAAATCTGATTGCAGACGTAGATGTTGCTGGTTACAGGGTGAAGGAATCTGAAGTTGTGGTCAACGGCACAGAGTATCGTATGTATGTACTACTTGAGTATTCTAGTGCAGAGGCGACTAAGATTTTGATGAACCGTCTTAAACGAGAGAAGCAGTTGCTGTCTAAGATTTCTGCTCTAAATGCTTTCAAAGAACTTGACAACAAGGTCAATGAAAAAGAAAGTGATGACCAGAAAAAACTGGAAACGATTGTGGATACAATTACAACAGAGGGATAAATGGAAGTAAAGGTTAGAAAGGGTAGAGATGGTAAACCAGACGTTAATGGTGCTATTCGTGTCCTTAAAAAGAAACTGATGCGTGAAGGATTCTTTCAAGAGTTAAGACGTAGAGAATCTTTCATGTCCAAAGGTGAAAAGGAACGTAAAGCACGTGCTGCTGGTAAAAGACGTTGGAAACGTAAACAAGAAAAACTCAAGTTAGAGCGAGGATACTAAAATGCCAAGACGTAAGATGACAGAAGAACAAAAGAAGGCTGCATCTGAAAGACTTGCAAAGGCAAGGGAAAAAAGGTTGCGTGAGAACCCACCTAAGTATTCTAATATACACCCATCTGTTTTGGCGTTACCAGATGAACATCCATTCTCAAGAGTGAGTGTTACAAAATATATTAAAACCCAGAAGGAACAACTTCCTTCACTACGGGCAGCGATACGTCAAAAGGTAAAGGGTGCGATTGCACAAGAAGCATCTTGCAAGGCGTATATTCGTCATTGTGAAACGTACTTGAGAAATGGTGATTGGTGCGATGACCGCTACGGCGAACACATGGAGAAAAGAGTGAAGTGGGTAACAATAGTTCCTGCTGGAAAAAAGGTGGAAGATGGCGGATGAAGAGACACAGACGAATGTGGTGCAGTTCCCAAGAAAGTATGTGGGGGTAGCACCAAAGGTGACCAACTTTGACGCAATGAAACTGAACAAGGAGTTGCAGTTTGCAGATGAGTTGACAGATGGTATTATGGTTTCAATGATTCATAATATGGATGAAAACGATATTGAAATCACTGATAGTGGTTTCATACAAGACATTGCATTTTTATCGGAAGCGATAAAAGCAACGATTTATAGAGACAGGGGATTTACTCACCCTTTTCAAAATTTGATAGAATTGATTTCAAACGTATCATATGATGAGGAAACAAAAAAGACCCATGTGGGTATGGACATGGAATTGATAAGAGAATTATCAGAAGACTTTACAGAGGACGATGGGCCTGAAAAGGCGTAGGTGAATATAATGATATTAGTAGATATGAACCAAGTGACGTTATCCAATCTAATGATTCAGATTGGTAGGAATACAAAGGTTGACCCAGATATGGTTCGGCACATGGTTCTCAATTCGTTAAGGGGATACAGAACACGGTTCACTGAAGAATACGGAGAACTGGTATTATGTTATGACAACAAAACTAATTGGAGAAGAGAATACTTCCCAAACTACAAACACGGTAGACGTAAAGACCGCAAGGCATCGAAGTTAGATTGGGGTTCGATATTCGACACCTTGCATCTAATCAAACAAGAATTACAAGACAACTTTCCCTATAAGGTATTGGAAGTAGAGAACGCAGAGGCTGATGATATCATTGCGTCAATTGTGGGTTGGGTAAGTGAATCACCATCTCATTATGAAAGGGTCTTGATTGTATCTGGTGACAAGGATTTTATTCAGTTACAGAAACATAGATTTGTTGCACAGTATAGTCCAACACTTAAAAAGTTCGTAAACGGTATTGACCCTCATGCATATATCAAAGAACATATTCTGAAGGGTGACCGTAGTGATGGAGTTCCAAACTTCCTATCACCAGACAACTGCTTCGTGGATGAAATGCGTCAACGTCCTATCTCAAAGAAGAAGATGGCGACATGGATTGACCTTGAACCAGAAGATTTTTGTAATGAAGAAATGTTGCGTAATTATCAACGTAACAGAACACTAATAGATTTGGAGTATGCCCCAGATGAAATCAATCAGGCGTGTATACAAACATATCTAAATAGTACTGTTAAGAACAGAAGTGGTTTACTGAACTACTTCATTAAACACAGACTGAAAAACCATATGGAAAATATTGGAGACTTTTAAAATGGCAGTGAGTACATATACACCTCTACTACATGAGGTGCTGAAGAAAGTTCATAATGCAAAGACTAAGGATAAGAAGGTTAGTATTCTTAGAGAGAATGATAGTGAAGCATTAAGGATGGTTATCAAGGGTTCATTCGACCCTAATATCGAATGGGTATTACCAGAGGGTGATGTTCCTTACAAAAAGAACGAAGCGCCTGATGGTACGGAACATACCATGTTGTTCCAAGAATCAAAAAAATTATGGCACTTCATCAAAGGCGGTGACGGTAAGACACCACAATGGAAGAAGGAAACTATGTTCGTTCAGATGTTAGAAGGGTTGTCTGCTGGAGAAGCAGAAGTGCTGGTTGCCGCAAAGGATAAAAAATTACATCAAGTCTACAAAGGACTTTCTGCGGCAGTTGTCAAAGAAGCGTTTGGTTGGAACGACCAATTTACTAAAACTTCTTGACAATTCAGTACTTTTGAAGTACTATGAATAAAGACTTGGTAATGAGGTTGTTATGAAAATGGAACACGCTCCTCTCTCTCTCACTTTAAAAGTGTTCCGATTCGCAAGTGATTCGCTATAGTCTTTGGGGGGAACTTAGATTCCCCCCATTTTTTTCTTTAAAATCAATCATTTAAAAACCCCTTGACAATGTTATTAAAACATGGTAGCTTATAAACATAATGAGAGATAAAGGATTAAATATGAATTTAGTTGCTGTCGAAGGTGGAAACAAGACCCAGAGAGAAATCTGTGAAAAGGTTGTCCACTACATGATTGGTAAACTAATGCCCAGAATGCGTACTCTTGATATTGAGGTGCAACTTAAAAACCTCACAGGTGACGCAGTTGGTTTCTGCATGATGGAAGAGAACAATCGTCAGTTCACCATTGAGGCAGACAGGAAGATGGGTATTAAAGATTTGGTTACTACAATTTGTCATGAGATGATTCATGTCAAACAGTATGCCAGAAAAGAGATGGACGATTGGAGTGGCGTTGGTCTTGCTCGTTGGAAAGGTAGAACTTTCAATGCCGCAAATACTAACTACTACAACCTTCCTTGGGAGAAGGAAGCCTATCGTCTTCAAGACAAATTTGCAAACATGGTATGGAATGAGGAGATTATATAATGATGCCAAATAACACAAGTCAGACTGTCGCAGTCATTCACACAGCGTTTGAGGATAAACCATCCACAGTCGCTTTAGTACACACCAAAGAAGGTATGACACTTAATCAGAAACTTGAGTATGCCTATCGGTGGACACAGAACATCATGGACAGTTGGTCATTGAAGATGCCAATGGATGGTAATGATGATGTGACTGTCATGGGCGAGATTGTCGATGGTATGGGGTTGCGGTCTACCTCAATGGGTGACCAGATTTTGGTCGGTACTGAAAAGTATGTGGTCGCACCGATGGGTTTCACAACACTTGATGGAGAACCAGTATGATAAAATTAAAAGAGAACAAGGTCATGACAATTGACCTTGACGGCCCAAACGGTAATGCATTTTACCTTTTGGGTACGGCACAACTACTCGCAAAAGAATGTGGGTTGGATGATGTTATGATAACAGAAGAAATGCAGTCTGGTGACTACATGAATCTGGTCAAGACAATGGATAAGTATTTTCCATTTGTTGTTTTTGAAACAAACAATCCAGAATACATGGAGGCGTTTCATGCTTAAGGAACTTATCGTAAGTTCTATGTTGTCGTTTACACCATCTGCAAGTGCAGACACCGTACCGACAAAACAACAGTTCATGATTGATGAGGCATTCTGTCTTGCAAAGAATGTCTATTTTGAAGCACGAAACCAACCACTTGCTGGTCAAATGGCGGTAATATCTGTCACGGTGAATCGTGTTAATGATAGTCGTTTTCCGAATACTATTTGTGGGGTAGTTTATCAAGGCCCACATCGTCCTAGTTGGAAAGATGAGACAGTTATGATTCCAGTTCGACATCGTTGTCAGTTTAGTTGGTACTGTGATGGACTGTCAGACCGTATTCATAACTTGGAAACATTTGATGAGATTTTGTCCTTGACTTCTGGTGTT